TATTGCTGTTTGACCAAGTTTCCCCAGCAGTTCATTGTTAGTAGACCAAACAGCTTTTAGCTTTTCAAAGTTTTCGCCTTGGAAGAATGTCTCAGCAAAAGTAACAGCCAAATCCCCAAGAATGCCGCCTGTTTCTTCGAAGAGAGGCTCTAATTCTTTAAACTTCCCAATGATTATTGTTAGAGACTCTTCAAGCTTCGGGAACAGCGCTCGTCCAGCAGCGTCACGGAGAGAGTCAAACGCTTCTTGTTGCTCAATCAAAAACTTAACGAAGCTCTGAGCCTCTGGTGAAAGCTTTTCTAGTGCGTTTCGATACTCGTCAATTCCGCCTGAAGCGGCTTTCGCTGCGGCTTTCTGAGCAAGCTCAACTTGCTCTCTAGCAGTGGCAATTCTTCTGTTTAAGTCACGTTCTACGGTTCCACCAGCGCTAGCGTCAGCTGCTGCCTTAGCAGCTTCCTCTGTAGCTCTGCTTGCATCTCTGACTGCTCTAGCGGCAGCGATTCCAGAGTCAAGTTCTGCCTGCTGGGCTTGTGCGATGTTTTCTTTAGCCTCAACGACTTGTTTAGAGCCCTCAACACCAGCTCTGGTAGAGGCTTCTGATTCTTTTTTGAGGTCTGAGTTGTTGTCAATAGCCTTGCGGAGGTTTAGCTCGGCTTCTGCAAAAGCAAGCTCTGCTTCTTGACGTGCTCTGGAGTTCGGTGGAAGGTCCTGAACTCTCTGCAAGGAGTCGCGAGACTTTTCAAAGGCAAGGCGGGCCTTTTTCTCTGAGATAGCGCCACCCTCAACCTCAAAACGAAGTTGCTGTATCTTCTCTCTGGCGTCATCACGAGCCTCGTTGAGGTCCTCGAGGGCATTGAGAGAGTTCTTTTGTGCTTGATTATAAGTTCTAGTGGCTCTTTCGGTCCCGAGCAATGCGTCAGCAGCCGCTTCTTCGGCTCTGACAGCCCTCTCACGTGCTGCTGCAAGGGCTTCAGGCTTTTCTTCTTCTAGTAGTCTCTTAAGAGATAATCTGGCGTCACGGAGGCGCCTAGCGGCTGCCGCTTGTGCATCACTGTTGTCTGCCGCTGCTTCTTGCGCCTTCAAGCCAGCTGAAAGGGCATCGCTTACGCCTCTAAAGGCCACTTTAGCTACAATTGCGCCCTGAACTAGACCGCCCAGAGCAGACGCAAACACAATTGAGCCTCTGGCAGCATTGCCCAAAACTCCAACAAGAACTACAAGACCGCTACCTAGAGCTCCTATTGAGCCCAAGAGAGCAGGGATACCTGCTACAAGAAAATTCTGAGCTACGCTTAGGTTACGAAATTTGACCCGAGCACGCTCTGCCTCAGCTTCAAACTGAGGGGTTGAGATTTTTAGTCCGCCGCCCCTTCTAGAGCCGCGGTTAAGGCCCTCGCTCAGCTCTTTCCCAGCTTTGTCTCCAACACTGCCAATACCGTTTAGGTCGCGTTCGACTTGCTTTTTGAATCCAGAAGTGAGAGCGCGGACTACGACATATGCGTCACCTACTACTGCCATACGCTCTCACCCCCTTCTTCTAACGACTTTCAGGCTGGTCTAGGACCCGCCCAAATGGAAGCGGACTATCCGCATCAAAGTCTGTTGTCGGTGTATACGCCCTTGTGGGACGCTTTTGCTGCATTGGGTCGGGAATCACTTCGTCGGTGCTCCCCATCAACCCATCCGAAGGAAGGGTGTCGTTACTGATATTATAGCTTTGTCCTGTATTGTTGTCTCCGTACTTATACGTAGTCCCATACAGGTCCCTATACATAACGGAACGTATTTGTGTTTTGGCTTCGGCTTCTTCAGAGGAGCTGACCACTAAATCTTCTTCGAAGAAGTAGTGAATAACATCTAACATGTCTGACAGTTCCATTTCTTTAAGCTTTATGCCTTGCACAAGGGCTTTTCCGTTTATATAAGGCCAGAGGTCAATTGCCCACTCTACAAGTCCTCTGGCCCCGCCGTAGGGCGGCTTGAATACTCCTCTACGAGCCATGAGGTGATTTCACCAAGCGTCTCAACTGAGACAATGCGGGTAGGGTCCCTCAATAGGATGTCGAAACGGGCATAGCTCTCCTCTACGAGGACAGCCTTGAAAAACGAGTCAATAGTTTTGGCTATTGCAGCTCCGTCGTTTTCGTCTGAGTTAGCCACTAAGTCGAGGAGCATCTTACCCTGCAAAGCTGGGTAACACTCGAAATCTTCTCCGTGGAGCTTAAACGAAACAGGCGTATCTGTGACAGCTGAGCCAGCACCGAAGTCCTTAAATCTATTCGTCATACTTCTTCCTTGTCTATGTCATTTACGCACAACTAATGCAGTGCGTCCTTACTACTATCTATCTTATCAACTTTAGATTGTCTGATAAATAGCGATTTGGCTTTGTTCCAGGATGCCTTACTAGAGGGGCAAAAACAATTACTCCCTTACTAAAGAATCTCAAGTGGGTATTCGGCCCTTTGGGGAGGATTAAATGGGGCTTAGTGCCCTCGTGATGCATGTAGGCATACTTTACAGAAGAGCCAATTTTTAGATACTGACCTCGGGAATCTCGCATGTGGCGCATGTGAATTGATGAACGCAACTGCCCCGTTTTTACCCCCACTTGGGCCCTAGCAGCAGTCGTAACCTTAGTTCCTTGCTTTTTAAGGTATCGTCCAACTTGTCCACCTGGAGAATTTAAGTACTTATCAAGTACTGGATTTCTCCAAACTATGTTTACGTTTCCCATTATGGAACAGCCATTGTGATGGTCAAACGGGTCGTCTGGAATCCGCCTTCGGGGGAATCAACGTCTACAGTTGCGATTACGCCGAGGCCTAACCCACTGGGCAAGCCGCTCCAGCTTGAGTCAAAATCTCTAACGCTTTCCATAAGAATCCAAGCGTCTAAAGCTGAAACTTCAGTAGCGTCTTGGATGTTTACAGAGTTTGGCGGGTTCCCGTTAGCCTGAGCTACAGGCACTGCTCGAGATACAGAGACAAGAAGAGTCACACTTCGTGGGTCGTTACAGCGCCTAGGCTCGTTGGCTTCGTCGCCAGGAGTTCCAATGTACATCTGGATAAGAGACACAACTAGCTGCTCACAGTCAACCGCGGGGGCTCCAAAAGTGTAGTACTTGCGGGTCGGGACAGGCATGTTGTAGGAGTCGTACACAGTCACAACTTTGGAGAGAACTTCTCCAAGAAAGGTTGCTAAGTTCCTAGCGTCGTCATTTACGCCACTGATGTCTGCTATTGCCATGTCATTTCTTTCTTATGTATTATGCAATTGCTATTGGTGTTGTGCGGCCACCTAGCTGATAGATAATGTTACCCGTTACTAGGTTGATTATCTCGTTGACCTCAGGGTTTCCTAAACTTGGTCGGCTTGCATATATATCAATTAGTCCAGGATTACGAGGACCTAATATCCCAAGCAACGCTGGGTAGCCCAGAGCGATTCTAATGGTACCGTCTACTCTATCTAACTGGGCTTCGTTTGAGAAGTCAGTAGTCGCAGAGTTGTTGTAATTAGATATAGTCGCGTACACGTTCCATGCACTGTCATCAGTGAGGAACTCTCCACCGAACTCGTTTATGTAGTACACCTGCGTACCACCCTGAGAGTTAAAGTACAAGTCATACGAACTGAGCTCAAAAGCAGGGGACTTGCCAATAATTCGACGAGCGCGAGGCTGGTCTGGGGAAAACACACGAGAACGGGCACGGGCCTTGTCTGGGTTAACAGAGCGCAGGAAAAGGTCAACTGCGTAGATACCAGTCTTGAGCTCGTCAATAAAGTCTTGATTGTCAAGTACTGTGTACGAGACTCCCTGACGAGCGACAGAAGTCACACGTTGAGGAAGGGCGCAGGTGTCGTCTCCTGAATAAAGCTTTACTAATTCTGTGGCTAAAAGTCTCGCAGCGGCTCGCCCTGAGGGGGGAGGAGGAGTTCCGTATGTGTAAGTCACTTCAACGTTTGTCGCGGTCCACGAAGCATTTGGTGTTCCGTAAATTACTGAGTGGTCTGCTAAGTAGTAAGTGTCTGGGTCAATGAGTTCACCCTGCATATCTCGCATGTTGTGAATCTCAACAACTTTGCGTCCTCGCAGTCTTACGCGGGTAAGAGCGTTGGTGCCGTCTCCAAGAAAGTCATGGTTTGAATAACGACCGTTTCCGCCATTGACAACGTTCTCTACTTTTCCATTAATTAGCTGAGGAGCATGGGACATGCTAGAAGTCCCAGTGCGAAGATATGGGTCATAGGCAGAAACGTACCGCTCAGTGACGGTGGTGCTACCAGAAAATTTACGCCCTGACATACTCCAGAGCAAGTGAGAAGCGGTCTTAATTGCATCATATGCGTAATCAGAGTCTGCGTATTCGCCAAGCTCTTCTACATCTACCCACAAGTTACTCATCAAGGCTCCTTAGATTAGAAAAAGCGGGCAGTTGACGACAGTGTCGTCGTTAACTACCCGCCTCATAACTAAATTATACTGTTGGGTCCTCAGTTGACGCAATGATGAAGTCAATTGGGAGGTCAGGGTTGTAGTACTCGCCGCCAGGTACGTTGTACGTGGTGGTTGAGCCTTGGCTGTCAAAGTCTTGGACTGTGATGTAGCCACGCTGACGGATAGCTGTTCCAGCAGGTGACACTGGGGTCGAAGCAACATCCGCTGATGTCTTAGCAAAGCGGAAGGTTGTTCCTGTAGGAACAGCTGTGATTAGGTGAGTACCGTTAAACTCTGAGCCAGACTCAGCCACAACTACTGTCTGACCAATTCCGAAACCGTGAGCTGTTCCAGTAGTCAAAGTAGCAACGTTAGAGGTCAAGCTCTTGTTGCTAATAGTGTTTGTGGACTCGTTGTGCCAAGTGTAGAAGCCACGAAGACCTTCAGGTGCCCAGTCGCCACGTGCGTAGCTGTATGGGCGCTCTGTAGCAACTGGGAACTCCCAGCGGCCGTCAAGACCACTACCGAATGCAACGTTTCCAAGGCCGTAGCCCTCGAAGGTGTTGGCAAGTAGGCCGTTCTCAATTACGCGGTCACCAGACTGGCGAAGCTTTGCGTATGGGAAGACCCAGTAGAAGTAAGGAAGAGTTGATGCACGCTTGCCGTCCTTAACAGCGAAGGACCAAACCTCGATAGTAACACCGTTACCAGCAGGGTCGTCTCCAACGCCAGGTGCCGACCAACCAATGCTCTGGTTGCTAGGCGAGGCGAAGGTGCCAAAGTTCTTGCGAAGAAGAAGACCACCAGACATAAGAGCAGTAAGCTCTGGGTCTGGCTCGCAGATAGCGATTTCCATGGTGATTCTCTTCAGTGTGTCAGGAGCCTTGTAGGAGACACAGATTGTGCCGTCTGCAGACTTCTCTGTTATTTCATCGCCCTCTTCGTACTCAGGAGTAAACGATGCACGCAAAAATGCGGTAGTCGTGTAGCTGTCTCCTGCTCCGTTGAGCATGTTTCCAGCGCCGTCCAGTCGAGTGACTCGGAGCGCCACGCCTTGGACGCTAGCCGCGTAGTCCTGTGTAGCCATTCTAGTTCTCCTTATAAGTTGTTGGTTTTGGCTTAGTCATTAGGTAGTAGGGATTGTCACTCGCATTGCAAAATGCATTGAGGGGTCAGAGTAAGCCGCCGCAGGGCGATATGCTTTGATTCTCATGTTATTTATTGTAGCATCTACGCCCTGACCCAAGTCTTCGTTTACAACCTCAACCTTGCCAAGGTGGACGTCAACAACACCAGTTGCGTACATCCATTTGTTAGTGACAGAAGCAGCAGCCCCTGTCGCACCTATTGGGCCATTACCTGAGTAACCAGAGCCAATAACTACTTGTGTTCCAAGACGTGTCATAGCACTTCCTGGATGCTCGTCATCACCTTTTCTGTAGATGAGACGAGAGCCTAAGTTTGAGGCGATGTCGCGTGTCATGTGGATAACACCGTTTTCGCCTACTGGTGATTCTGAGATTGCTTGCTCAAGATACATGAGGGCAATGTGTGGAGCAAATGCTCCTGCAACTGGAACTGTAGAGTCTCCAGTCTTACTCAGGTACATGTTGCCTGAGCCAACTTCTTCTACGTCTGGGCCAGTGCTGACTAACGCACGAGCTGCTGGGCCATCCCAGAACTCGAGCTCTACGGCCTTCTGAGTAACAGCATCAAGCTCTTGCTTTACGCGGTCAAACCTGTCTTGGCCTAAAATGCCAAAGGTCGAAGCAAAATCTTCTACATCAATAAAGAACGGAACATAGTTTAAGTAGCGGGCTTCAGACTGATTGTCTGTGAGCTCGCCACCTGGTACTACAGCGTCGTTTACGGTTAGAAGACGCACGTATGACGGCATGGTGTTGAATTCTTTGTCGAAGCCACGAATCCAACGCTCGTCATACTCACGCCCAGTGTGGGACGTGGTGTTTGCAACGCTCAGAAGCCCGCAGGGAGCGGGAATTAACTTTGTAGCGGGGAAGACCCCTCTAAATATAGCCATTTTTCCTTATTCTCCTCTGCGGGTTCTGAACATTGCTTTTACTTATTACTTATTGCGTGAATCGGGCTTATAGCTCAATTGTGGATGATGCTACTCCACCAAGAGTGTCGCGAAGTGCAGCAGCTGCACCGTTGACGTTGATGGTTGAAGTAACAGCAAGAGCTTCGACGCCAACCATAGCAATACCTTCGAAGGTCTCAACGAACATCTTGTAATCGTTGGTTCCAACTAGGGTGCTGTCACGGATGATTCCGAGGTCCAGGGTGCCTCCGTCTAGGAACAAGAATGTTCCTTCGGCGAATAGGTACCAAGTGAACGAGTCAGCAAACTCAACAAGTGCAGTTGCACCCTGAGCACCGAATACGTTCTGGTCCAATGAGTAGCTCACGATTACGCCGCGGCTTGCGATGTAGGCATCAATCTCAGCGTAAGCGTTGAGAGTGTTGTCTCCAGGCATGGCCAAAGCAAGGTCAGCAGCCATGGCGTCTTTTACCCAGGTTGGGATAATAATACGCAATGGAGCGTCAGCCTCTAGGCGGTTACGTGAACGGTAAGCAGACGCGGCGCGTCCAATCTGGACCAAGAAGTCGCGACCAAAACCGATTAGGTTTGTGGTGGTAACTGCGGTCGAGGCGGAAGCAATCTTGGCTAGCAAGTTCTGCTCTGCTTCACGTGAGTGCTGAATTAGACCAAGCTCGTTGTGACGAGAAATCAACTCAGGGTAAGCGCGTGTTGCAAGGTTACCAAACTGTAGCTGTAGGGTTACAGCGTCAGTTGCTACAGTGTTCTCTGCAGCAGCTTCAACAGTTAAGCTCAGCTTGGAAGATGGGCTTGGGGTCTCAGCTGCATCGTTAGCAGCAGTCCAAACACCAACAGCGTCAGCATAGCTTGATAGCTTAGGTGGGGTAACATAACGGATACCACCACGGTCAGCCTGGAAGCGAGGAAGAGCGTCACGCACTGGGCGAGCGGTCGAACCGTTTCCAAAAACGTCGTAGCGGGCTTCGAAAGGAGCAACGTGTCCACCAGCCGCAACGATAGCCTCAGGTGATACAAGATTACTAATCTTGAGCCTGTTGCTTTCAGCGTCTGAGGTCAAGGTGCGGCTCTCAGGGTAGGACTGAGTGACTGATGCAACAATGTGCTGCTCACCGTCCCCACCGTTCACGCGACGAAGCGCGTGTAGGCGTTTTGCCATTGCCTCAGCAACGGTACTCATGTCATCTAGCGTACTGCCAGCTGTATATCCAGGGAT